CAAACAAACTAATCAACCAAGGGATTTTGCCGCCTACGTCAGGAACCCCAAAGTTAGAAGCAGTAGTGCAATACATTACAGATGTTTTGGAACAATCGCCAAACAACAAAGTTGTATTGTTTTCATTCTTTAAAGAAAACCTACGGTTAATACAACAAGCAACCAAGAACATAACGCAAAGCGTATTGTTTATGGGCGGTATGACTATGTTAGATCGGGACGAATCTAAACAAAGGTTTTCGCAAGACCCTAAAATCCGCTTGTTCTTGTCGTCAGATGCTGGAGGATATGGAGTTGACTTACCTGTTGCTAATTACCTTATATCATATGACCTTCCTTGGTCTGCAGGTAAGTTAGATCAACGAGAAGCACGCATCATTCGGCTGTCTTCAGAATTTCCTCATGTCAACGTTGTTTCATTTGTCATGAAAGGTAGCATTGAAGAAAGACAATACGAGATGTTGCAAGAGAAAAGAAACATTAACAAAGCGTTTATAGATGGTGGCTATGACACTAAGGGCGACTATAAACTAACTTTGGGAGCACTATCCGACTTCATAGCACACAGCGAGGTATGACATGAACAAAATAATTAGACAAGAACCTGAAACAACATTTGACGAAGCCCACGTTAGCAAGCTTGTTAACGAGTTTCAAAACCACAAAGCAATGTTGGAGACAACACAAAAACGAATAGACGGTTTTAAAAAAGAATTGACAGAAATTCTTGAAGCACACGGTAAGCCTGACGAAAAGGGAAACCTATGGATTAACCTTCCATCATGCGAAATCAAAAGAGAGCGCCGTATTTCTAAAACGTTTAATTCATCCGCAGCCGAAGCTTGGGCAAAAGAAAATGGTTTTTGGGACACTGTAAAAGAAGTAGTTGAAAGCATCAGCGAAGACCGTTTGCTTGGTCTAGCATGGGATAGTGACGACATCCAAGAAAAAGTTAAATCATTTTATGTTGAGAAGGAAACGTGGGCACTAAAGGTATAGAGGACTACCCTGGAAAACGTCCACCAAAGAACAGGACTGTACGCAAGCCTAAAAAACTTGATGACCCTTTCTTTGGCATTAAATCTTCCCACTATGTAATTAAGGGCGAACGAATTGAAGTGTTTACGATTGGGCAACTAGCCAAAGTGTTGGGTAAGAAAACAGGAACGGTAAGGTCGTGGGAAACAAAGGGAATTATCCCTAAACCCATATACAGAACCGCCCCACCAAACCGTGGTCAACTTCCTGGAATAGAAGCAAAAGGTAGGAGGATTTACACACGAAAGCAGGTAGACTTGATAGTGTTAGCAGTGAACACAATACTTGAGGGCAAAGACCCAAGAGTCGTGACAGCTGATAATTGGAATAAATTAAAGCAATACATAAAAGACAACTGGAAAAAATAAAACACAAACACAAAGGACAAAAACAAATGCCAAATAAATACGACGAAGACTTTGACACAGACGAAGTAGAGTTCGCTCCTCCTGTCAAAACAGAAACAAAGAAAGAATCACTTTCTCAAAAAGAAAGAGTAGAAACACCAGTGGGTAACACCGCAAAGAAAAACGTCATCAGCCGTGGTTGGAGTGCAGCACAAAAAGTGCAAGAATCAACTTCAGCGTTTGCTCAACGTTTCAAAGTTACGGAAGACCCACAAATAATTAAGTTCCTAGAGGATGAACCTTATGCATCGTTTCGCACGCACTGGATTGATGGCCGCGCTGGTCAAAAGTCGTTTGTTTGTTTGGCTGACCATGCTGATGGTTGCCCACTTTGTGACGCAGGTAATCGCCCATCAACTAAGTTTGCTTTCAACATCGCAGTACTTGGAGAAGAGGGAGACCTATCAGTTAAGTCATTTGAGGTTGGCGTTCGTTTAATTGACCAACTCAAAAACTTCCACACAGACCCACGTCAAGGTCCATTGTCCAAGAACTATTGGGCAGTATCCAAGACTGGCAAGGGTGCACAAACACAAACCATTCTTCAAATGGTGCGTGAGCGTGACTTGTCAGAATGGTCAATGGTTGGCTACACAACTGAAGACATGGCTGTGCTTAACCGCAATTGCTACACACCTGAAATCATTTCCATACCATCCCGTTCCGAACTTTTGGACATTTCTTCCGAGATCAACGACGCAAAGTAACCAATGTACAAAACGGTCAACACCGTTGCGGAACTAAAGCAGATAGTAGATACAGTTACAGAACTTGGTTCGTTTGCTTTTGACATTGAATCGCGGGGTGTTCTTGAGCGTCATGATGATGTGAATACTTTATTTCAAAAAGAATGTAAAGAACACATTGCGACACTTAAGAACCCCAGCGAGGATGTTGTTGAAAGGTCTACTGAAGCTATTCGCCAACGCTACTTAAAGGATCTTGCGCTCAATCCACTTCGTAATGAAGTGTTTTGGTTGGGCATCGCAACTCATGGACACTCGTGGGCTATTCCGATGGGGCACAAGGTAGGCGAAGTGCTTGTTCCCGAACAACGTGGGGACGGAGCAACCTTACCACCGCTAGATCACCGCAAAGTTCTCAAGAACGGAACTGTGTCCACCGCTAAGACCAAGTACTACATTCCTGCGGTGTATTCTGAACCTCCTGCGCAACTATCTCGGTACGATGTTTTTGAAACTTTGCGCCCATTGTTTTTTAGCACCGCAGTCAAAGTAGGACACAACGTAAAGTTTGACGCCCTATCTATTCAAAAATATTATGGAGAACTATCACCTGGTCCGTACAGAGACACGATGGTGTTACAACACATTTGCGACGAAAACATTCCTAGTTTTTCTTTAGTTAATTTAATTTTGCACAACTTTGGTAACCATGCTCCTTACGACAAAGAAGGCAAACTTGGAAAGACCATTGACTCAGTTTCTTATGGCGCTGCCTCTCGCTATGTTCACTTAGACGCTCGCTGGACTTGGATGCTTTACATCAAGTTAATGGCTAAACTAAAGGCGGAGTCTTCACTCATTCCAGTAATGGAGCAAGACATGAGTGTCTTGCAAGTGTTGATGAGTATGGAACAAGAAGGTATCACCGTAGATGGCTACAACTTAAAGAACCTACGCAAGGAGTTAGACACAAAGTTAAACGACACGCTATTACTTTTATCAGAGTTTGCTTACCCTGGATTCAATCCAGATTCAAATAAGGACAAGCAGTTGTTTTTATTTAACAAAAAGAGAGATGGTGGGTTAGGTTTAAAGCCCACCAAGAAAACACCAAAAGGCGCACCATCAGTAGACACAGAGTCTCTGGAAAGTCTTCGGGGTAAGCATCCAGTTATTCCACTATTGCTTGAGTGGTCCGAAACCCAGAAGTTAAAGAACACTTATGTAGATGGATTACTACCTAAACTAAACAACAACAAACTACACCCTTCGTTTAACCTGCACAGGACAGCCACTGGGCGTTTGTCTTCTTCATCTCCTAACCTACAAAACATTCCACGTGATTCAAGCATTAGAAAACTTTTTGTACCTCCTGATGGGTACACAATGCTTGTAGCAGACTACGATCAAATTGAATTAAGAGTTATGGCTATGTTCAGCCAAGACCCTCGCTTGTTACAGATTTTCAAGAACAACGAAGACATTCACTCGGCAACAGCCGCCGCCGTTTTTAAAAAGAAAGTTGAAGACGTAACTTCAGAAGAACGACAAATTGGCAAAGGCGTTAACTTCTTGACCGCTTACGGAGGTGGTTCCAACAAACTTGCTAGGGTTACTGGTGTTACACCCGAACACGCAGATGAATTGTTGGCTTCATATTACAAAAGCTTTGCGGGGCTAACCAAATGGAAACAGGTAGCAATCGCTACAGCCACCAAAAAAGGGTTTGTAACTACGCTGAGTGGTCGCCGTAGGCGGTTACCTGATTTAACATCTCGTTCTTCTGAATTGCTTTCTAGGGCGCAACGGCAGGCAATCAACGCGATCATCCAGGGAAGTGCCGCAGACATTTGTAAACAAGCAATGATTGACGTAGATATTGCGTTCAAAGA